AGCGGCAGACCCAGCAGACGTTTGCCGCTCGGTACGATGCGGACGATCTTCGACAAAGCCGGCGACTGCATGACCATCTTCGATGCCAGGGCGAATACCAGCGATGCCTGGTCACGGCTCATCGCACCGGAAACGAGCTGGCTGTTCTGCTTGGCTTCAGGTCCGACAAGGTGAGCCAAGATCAGGCCAGCGATCAGCCCGGACTTCCCGTTCTTCCGTGCTACCGAAAGGATCGCGCGCCGGGTGCCGGCTGGGTTGTCGTAGATATCGCGGATGAACTGCTTTTGAAACTCAGCCAGGACCAGCGGCTTGCCCACGTCCGCACCTTCTGGCGTGACGCAGTAGCGGGAAATGAACTGGATGACCTTCTCGGCGCGGGTCATTGCATCGTCGCCAAGGTGGGGATCAGGTCGTCGTCGAGCTGAGCGCGGGCGTCTCGCTCCAGGGCGGCGCCTTTCGGGATGTTTTGCGCCTTGCCCACGGTGGCGATGGTATCGACCTTGAGCTGTCGGCCAGTTGCCAGGGCGCGGCGGGTCATCTTGTCCAGCAGATCGCAGGCGGGGTTCGGCTTGCCGTCCACCAGCAGCCCGTCACGGTCGATGGCATCTTGCAGCGCCTCGATGTCGGCATAGGCGCGGGCGAGACTCCCGGCCAGGATCAGGTCAGCATCGGTCCAGGTATCACGCGGGCGTGCGGTGACAATGGCATTCCAGAACGGCCTGGCAGCCTTCCCTACGCGCACAAACGCAGGCGGCGCTATAGGTCCAAGCGCAACGGCCTGAGCGGCTGCTACGGCGGCTTTGGCGCTGTCTGAGCGGGGGCGGCGGGCGGTCACTTTCATCGGCACTTAGCAATAAAAAAGCAGGGGGAGGGCGGTCTTCTCGCCAGCGGTTGCTGGTGATTTTTCCGCTCGATTCCACGGGTGCGCCGGGTCGAGTGGCAGGCCGTTCACGTCGCAGCCCAGGAACACGCTTTTGTTCATGCTCGCGGCTGTCTTGAGCGAGTGACATTGATGACAAAGGCTGGCCAAATTCTCCCGGCTGTTGTCGTCGGTGTAGTCCTCGCGGCTGTCCTCGATGTGGTCCACGTCAGTGGCTGGTACTACCAGGCCACGGGCGGTACACATACGGCACAACGGCTCCTCAGCGAGTACCTGAGCGCGAAGGGTCTTCCACGCGCTGCTGTTCAGGCTCAGCGTGCGTTTCTTCTTCATGCCGCTGCTTCCTTGGCTTGTGCATCTTGATCCCCAGCATCGGGTCGTGCATTCGGTCTTCCAGTGGCAGTCGTTGCATCTTCAGTTTGCGCATCGTCGATACCCTCGATGGCTGGCAGGTTCTCAATGCGGCGGACTTCGGACTTGAGCATCCATCCATCTTCGATGCCGCGCTGATAGAAGTTCGCTCGGGCCAGGCTGTCGCCACGCAGCAGACCTTCCACGTTGTGCTCGACAAAGAACGCGGGGTTGTTGATGCACGCCCGGTTTACGGCCTGCTCCCACATGACCAGATGGCGGCGCAGGGTGTTGGTTACAAAGAATTTGGCGAGCTCGACGACGTTGGAATAGTTGCTCGCTTCCATGTCCCCAATCATCACAGGCGGTACGCGGAACAGACGCGCTGTCTCGACGATGGACAGGCGGCGGGCTTCGATCCACTCGGCATCCTCAAGCGTCATGCTCACGGTCTTAAACGTCGCGCCTTGCGGTAGCACAGCGGTCTTGCCGTGGTTGCCGACGCCCGATTGACCAGCGGACCAGCTCTCGCGGATCTGCCCGGCCTGCTCGCGGGTTGTGCCGGGTGGTGTCTCGATGACGCCTGATAGCTTGGTGCCCTGCTGAAACATCATCGCGCCGTGGGTACGCTCGGCCAGGGCCAGGCCGATGGTGTCGCGGGCTACCTGAATGGGCGAGCGTCCGAGAATCCCATCGTCTGAGTGGTAACGCAGGTGCAGAACCTCGTCGGCCAGCAGGCGGCGCTGATTGCCTTTGCCGTCCGCGTGGTCATAAACCAGATTGCCCAGGCTCGAGCGAAGTACGGTCACGCTATCCGGGTGCATTGGCAGCAGGGCTTTCACCGAACCGTTCGGGTTCCACACGATCTCGGCATAGGCATTACCACGCAGCAGAACATGACGCTGCATCTGCTCACGGAACTCCAAGGCGGTCTGGTAGTTGTTCGGCGCGTCGTGCAGCAGACGATAGAGCGGATGGGTCTTGGCCTTCTCGCGTCCGTTGTCGGTGTTGCGGTACACGTCGAGCGGCAGGCTGCCCACCGTCTCAGAGATAGCCGCCACGCAGGCATAGACGGCGCTGATACCTTCGGCGGTGGTTGTGTTCACGTCTACGCCAGCCACGCCAGGGAAGCCGCCAATGCGGTCGTAATAGGTGTCATACGCCGGCGTGCTCGGCTCGGGGCTGGATCGTTTGAACAGGCGCGGAAACTTCACTGGCAGGCCTCCAGATACAGACGGGCAAGGCGAATCGAGCGCGGCAGCTTCGACCGGACTTGAACACTCGTCGCGTCATAGGCCGGGTTGGCCGTGATGGTGATTTCGAATAGATCCACGTCTCGCAGCTCGCGGACGGGTTTCGCGCCTTCGGCCCAGGTGTCACGCACGGGCAGAAACCCGAACGAACAGCCGGCCACGTCGCCACGCTTCACCAGCTCGGCCAGATCGCGGCCCAAGGTGGTGTCGGGAAGGTCCAGCTCGAATGCCAGCCCTTCGGAATCTTCTGTTAGTCGCAGAGTGCCAGCACCGAGGCGGCCTAGGAGCGATTTGCCATCGTGCTCATAGATCGCCCGGATGTTTCCAGCAGAAGCGGCGGCAAGCGTCCGGGTGAAGGCACCGGGGCGGATGACTTCCACAAACTCGCCCAGGTCCGTCTCAGAGTTGAACCGAGCGGCATAGCCGGTCAGCTTGCGTCCGTCAGGCTTCAGCCCATTGCTTGCGCGCCGTTCCATTGCTTAGACCTCGGTCGCTACGACGAAGCCTTGCGGGTGGCGCACGGCGGTGTCTACGGTGGCCATCGCGCGAACCTGAATGCCGCCTCGCGAATAAGCTGGTTCTGCGAAAGGATTCACGAGCAAATCAACCTCCGACCAAACTCCCAGCATGACTTGCGAGAAGTCGCCCAAGATCAGCTTGCCAGCCGGCACGCTCTTGCTAGCAGCCAGGGACAGGCCAGCCATCGCGCCGTTGTCGTACAGGAAACCGCTACCAGATCCGGCGACCTTCTCAGCAGCAGCCAGGGCGGTGCGGATGGCGGCAGTGGTCAGCCAGCGGCCGTTCTGGATATCCACGTCATCGAGCATTTCCAGCATCGCCAGAACGCCGGCCCAAGTGGTCGGAACGTCGCCGGCAGCTTGGATGCCAGGAGTGTTCAGGATGCCCAGCGGCTGCCCAGCCAGACCGGAACCGTTGATGATCGCGGCGTCAATCTGCTTGGCGATCAGGAACGAAAGGTCTTCGCGCACCAGTTGCTCGATGGCCGGGGCGCTCTGCTGAATGAGCTGGCGGCTCATCTCGGTTTTGCCGCCAACGTGCTTCGGGGTCAGCGTTACCTGGTCGAAGGTCATATCGGCTTCAGGTACTGCGGCGCCTTCAGTAACCCAGCCGGTTTCGAGGCCGCTGCCGAACTTCGGAATAGCGACATTGCCACGAAGGCCAGTCATCACACGGACGCCCATCTGGCGAGCCAGCAGAGCCTCACGCAGCGGGCCAATGTAGTCCTGAGCGCGATGGTCGGTGCCTACCAGTTCTGGCGCGGTCGCGGTGGTGTTGGCGCGCTTCTCCAGGCTGGCGAACGGTACGAATGCGCCCTCGGCTTTGCGACCGCTGCGGCGTTCAGCTTCGCGGGCATATTCAGCCTCGGCGCCGTCCAGGCTGCGGCCTTCCATCTGAGCGCGAATCACGCGGGTGACGCTCACGGAGCCAGCCAGGCGGTCGAAGTCGGCAGAGGGTGCGCCAGATACCGGAGTACCAGCGGCGCGGCGTTCTACTTCGCCCAGGTATTCGGCACGCTCAACCTGAGCGGACAGGGCGCGTTCTTCAGCCTTCAGGCTCTCAAACTGCTTGGTTTCATCGGCAGACAGATCGCGGCCTTCAGCGGCTGCGGCATCTACCAGGGTTTTCATGGCGGCAACCTTGGCGCTGCGCTGCTCACGAAGGGCGGAAATCTTCATTGGTGTCGTACCTGTAAAGTTAGATGACATGCACACATACTGTACGCATATACAGTATTCAACGCAACTAATCGTTGACAGGTAAGCCCGGCACGTTGTAGCAGCCGTAAAAAACCCCGCTCGGTGGCGGGGTCTGGTGGCTGGCTTGCTTTACAGCACTTCGCGCAATGCTTCCTCGTCGAAGTTCTCCCACTCGTTGAGGCTGTCGCGTCCGAACAGTGCTTGATTCACACGTGCTCGATCCTCTCGAAGCTTGTCCCACTGCGCGCAAGTGCCAGCGCCTTTCTCTCGATACCAGTCGGTCAGCTTGCCCTGTGCGCGCAGCTCGTTGAGTACCGTCCAGAAGTGAACGCCGTGCTGCCGTTCAGCTTCCAGCAGGTCACGGATAGCTTTCTGCTGCTCGTCGGTCAGATGGGCCAATACGGCCTCGGTTACTGCTGCGGTCATAGTGTTACTCCTTGAGCTGCGGCTGCGGTCCCTCCCAGGTTCCGAACAGCCGCATGGTTTGCGTGGTTATCGTGTTAGCGATGTGGTTACTTGAGGCAGTTCGTCGGGCTATCGAACCTCCGCGTTGGGCCAGCGATATCTGGCGGCGCCCAATGCCTCGGCAAAGGTCATAGGCTCGCCGATCATCGTGCAGACAGACTTGCCTTCCTCGATGACTCGCCAATGGCTGCGGCGCTCCATTCCGTCGTTGGCTGCCAGCTCTGCTAGCAATTCAAGGCGGTGCGCCTTCACGTACTGGCGAACATCAGCCGTTAACTTGGAAGCTGGCGAGACGACGATTCTTTTGCCGTTGGCCTTAGCGGTCAGGCCGTGCTGTCGTAGGTAGTCAATGGCGGCACCCATCAGCTTTCCTCCGCGTCGGAATCGTCGAAAGGAATCGCCGGGCTCGCCATTGGTGCCCTTTCGGTCCATTCGTGCCCTTTCTCCTCATTCGTGCCCACACCCAGGGATGGGCACGAATGGGCATCGGAGGGCACGAATGGTGTTTTGGGCACGAATGAGGGCAGCGACCAGTAGGATTTGATTTCCTTACCGAAGCCTTCCCGGGTGGTTTCAACGGACAGCTTTTCGCGGGCGGTGCGGATCTGCTTTTGGGTATACCCGTTATCAGTCATCAGCCGTTTAGCTTCTTTGCCCGTCAGCCGTCCTTCGCTCAAAATCCGGCGCAACGCCTCGGCGGGGTCGTCGTCATCGGGCGAACCTTCCGCCTCTACCCGCTCAACGTCAGCAAGGATCTCCCTGGCGCTGCCTTCAATGGTGT